CGGCCAGCGAAGTCGTGCGCGTGCCGGTCGTGAACTGCTTGATCGACTGCGACATATTCAGTTCGTCGTAGCCAAGGATGCCTTCGCCAAACATGCCGCTCTTGAACTGCTTGGAGATGGCAGAGACCGGGTTAAAGAGACCCTTCATGCCCTCAATCAGCGCAGCGTTGGCGGCCGGATTGACGGTCGCATAGCGCGGCGACATGACGGCGGCGGCCTCGTTGAGCTTCTGCTGCGCCTGGAGCAGGACCAGAGAAGTTGCCGGGGTCGTGCCGGGGGTGCCGACCGACTGGAAGATGGACTTGAAGCTGTTCGCCACGTCCGCGTCGATGCTCGCAGCAAGCTGCGAAATACGAGGCTTCAGCACACGGTCAGCGAAGTCGTCAAGCTGCATGGTCAGTTCGGCGGTCGTGAAGTTGACGCCGATGTGCTTCTGGCTGGAGACGGCGAGCGTGGTGAACTGCTCGTTGTCGTCCTGAACCTGGAGCGCCGCGCCGTCCGTGACCAGCGCGCGGTCGGGCAGACGGATACGGAGGGTGGAGCCGATCTTGGCCCCTTCAACCGCGAAGCTGTCGTCATACTGACGGTTCACGGTGCGGGTGAGCACAAGGTTGTTCTCGAGGATTTCGAGAGCCTTCCTTGTAATCATATCAATAGTAAGAAGCGAATTGGCCACGGTTTAAGCCCTTTCAGAGACTCAGCGTCGGTTTGCTTCCAGCTTCTTGACTTGCCGGGCGCGCTCTGCCTCGATCCATTCTGAAGTCGTCATGGACTTCAGCGACCTCGGGTCCGTCGTGTCATACGACGGGCTACCAGAAGAACGAGCCGCGACAGGCGCAATCGGCGCTGGAGCGGTTGAAGTTTTCTTGACCGGCGGATTCGAGGTCAGTTTGACTTCGATCTTGCCAATCTCTCGCGCCTGCAAGATGGGCGGAAGGTTGGAAATGCGAGCCGCTTCCTTGGGATTATTCCCGAGCCAATAGATGACATCGGGGCCAATCTCGGACGCCTGAATCGTCTGCGCCATAACATCGGTCACAGGAAGGTTCGGGTTATACGCGACTTGCTCGAAGTCGGTGTACTTGTCCCGAGCGGATTCCTCCAACTCCTGATAGGCGTCTACGATAGCGGCTTGCTGCTTGGCTGCCTCACGCTTCGCCAGAAGTTCTTGAGCCTTCTGCTCGGCCAACGCTTCCGCGTATTGGTGAGCCGTCTCAAAATCATTCGGGTCTGCGGGAGGCGTCGCGGATTTTACCCGCGATTCCGCCAGGCGCTGGGCCTGCTCTCTTTCCCACTTACGCTGTTCTCTCGCAAGACGCTTCCCGACAATCGCGTCCAACTCTTCCTGAGTGAACGTCTTTGACGGTTGCTGTTCTTCCGGCGTCGTCTCTGCGGTTTCCGGCGCTGCCGTGGCTTCCGGTTCCGGCGCGGGGCTGATGTCCGCTACAGCCTGTTCGTTTTCCATCTCTACCTAGCTTTCCGGCCAGTCGGTTGACATTGAATATATTACGCCTTTGCTGCCGGGGCAACAGGGATCGGCGGAACCGCGTCCTGGGCCACACGCGCCGCGTCGGATTTCTCGACGCCGAGCGTGTTCGCAACGAGGCTCTGGATGACGCCGGTAGTCACGGCGTTAAAGACTTCCTGCCCCGTCGGCGGGCGGACGTCGGGCGGGATCGGCGGGTCGGCGGTCGGGTCGCCGGGGGAAACCTCGACGCCATTCGGGAAGTAGATTTCCGCATATGCCGCCGTGATACGATCAATGTCCGCGTCCGCAATCGTGACGCGAGCGGAGAGCGGACTGGCGTCCGCGTCCCGCTTTGAGGACATTTCAAAATAGCCCATTGGGGTTTTCCTTATTAGAGCGCGAACAGCACTTGCCAATTCGTCGTAGAGCCCCTGTATACGGCAAGCACGGTGTTGGCCCCGCCGCCCGCAACCGTGCCAGTCGTCACCGAGCTGTCAGTGATTTTGACAAGCATTCCAGAAACCGGAGTTCCGGGGACATTGGCGAACAGGATGCCGTTTAGCAAAAGGGCGTTATCAAGCCGCAGCACACCGGAGCTTACGTTGTTCAGAACGACCGACGTTGCCGCGTTTGCCGGACGGAGGACAAGCTCGCCAGCGTTGATGTATGCCGAAGAGCCACTGCCTTCCATAGATGGGATCGTGTTCGACTGAATCCCGCCGAACCAGATTTTGGTCGTCCCGATGGCTTCCGACACAATGCTTGCCGCGCTGGCAGAAGCGCCAGCATCGAGCGCAAACGTCCTGTTGACACGACCAAACACGGTCTGCACGTAATTATAGTAAGGCCAGTGCAGCACCGTCTGGTCAGGGACGGTTGACGTGGTGGACGCGACAATCGAAGTAATCAGCGCGAAATTAGTCACGCCTCCGGTAGACGAGGCCGTCGTGCCATAAAGCCCGCGCGTCACGCCTGTGAACGTGGTGGACGTGATGCCGGTGTAGGACACAATCTCGCTGTTCGCGGCCGTGTTATTTCTGATGAACAGCAAACCCTGAGAAGGGAAGCCGGTAGTGGTGCCGGTTGACAGTGTGAGCGTCGTGTCGCTGCTCGTCATCACTGCAAGCTGCACCAAAGACTGCCCGACAGACGCGCCGACGCGCGCAGGGCCGGCGTTGGCATAAAGAACGCCGCTGGCAAGCTGAGTGCCGGTCATTTTCACCGGGCCAACGCCAGCCGTCTGCACGACCGGCACAAGGTCGGTGAGGGTAAGATTGGCGGCGCTCGCCGTGAGGTTGGAAATAGCTGTGTTGGCCATGGCGTCTTATTCCTGAAGCAAGATGTCGGTTCCGTTTTCAAGAAGAAGGAAACTAATTCCATCTTCCAAAAGGATGCCGGTGGTTACTGCGGGCGCGGAGCCTTCCAGAAGGAGATTATCAACGCCGTTTTCGAGAAGAAGGAAGCTAATCCCATCTTCAAGAAGGATGCTGTCCCCGCTTACCGGCGGCACATACGGGCCTGCGGGACCGATGACGTAAGGGCCATCGCCAGTCTCATAGCTGCGCGCCATGTTGACGTAGATGACCTGTCCGCCACTCCGAATTTTAAGCATAGTAGCTCACGTTCAATTCTGCCGAAGCGGTCTGCTCAATGAACTTGATGTTCTTGAGGTCGCCGTCATAATTGAAGTATGCCCCCGCCGAGATAGGCATACCAACGCTTGCCGTCGGATTCGTGCCGTCGTCACGCCAACGGACGCCCTGCGTCAGCGGCGCGATGACCGCCATGGTAGCCCCGACAGGGACCGTGAGCCCGGTAGCAGACGACAGGCTGGTAATCTGCTGATAGCCAAGGCATTGCGTAGTAGATTTCAGGCCCATGTCGCTTACCCCAGAAACTTCAATTTGTAGAGCGTGCTGAGATACAGCCCCACTATTTCGTCGATGATGTTCTGCAACGCGGTGTCGTCCTTGTCGCAGACTTTATATCGCAAATCCTCGATGTCCCTCAAAGAGTCTTCGAGAAAGTCCACGATATTGCTGGTCTTCTTGGCCGACTGCAAGGCAATCGGCCCGATCATCCCGTGTCGGCCCATATACGCCTCCGCGAACGTGTCCGCGAGGTCGATAACGTCGCCGTAGAACTTGCCCAGCGCCTTGTGCTTGGCATACGACCGCGTGTTCAGGTGCGAGCTATGCGCCACGTCTCGGGCAAGAAAGAGATGCCCTATAAAAACTTCACAGGTCACATCATCTCTCCACGTTCCTCAACGCCGCCGATAAGGTCGCCCGAATCCAGCGCCGCCGCTATTGTGCCCTGCACGATGTCAGAAATCTGGTCCGGCGTCATGCTGTTCTGGAACGCCTGCATACGCTTAGTCTCGGCCTCAAACGCCTTGATCTGGCTGTTCTGCTCGTCAATGGCCAGCTTCTGCATGTCGTAGGACTGGACAAGCGCCTGAATCTGAGCCGTCGTGGCTTCCATCTCTTTCGCCATCGTCTCCATCTGAGCGCGCATGATCTGCGCCTCGGGGGAGTCGTCCGTGTTCTGGATGACCGCCGGGTCAAGAACGCGCTCGAATCGCGCCGCCATCTCCTGCGCGCCCGGCCAGTCCATGTTGCGGATGAACAGGTCGCCAGCCACCTTCCACAGGTCGGGATTGGACTGGAGCAGCATCTGCATGGCGTCGAGGGCTTCCTGACGCTTGGTCATGTAACCCGGCCCCGTCGTGACCATGACATCGTAGAGGCCAATCGTCGGGTTATAAATCTTCTCCAGTTCAATGCCGTTCTGATCCTTCAGAACGCGAACCGGTTCCGGCTGGGCGGGATTGATCTTCACCATGCCCACTTCGCCGTCAATTCCGATGATCCGAGCGACGCGCTCAGTGTCGTAAATCTTCGGGATGAGGTCCACCAACTGCCGCGTCACATACCGGATGGCGCGAGAGAGGTTGTCCACGAAATGGTAGGTGCTGGTGTCGCCCTGGCGCTCGCGGGCGAGGATTGCCCGGCCCGTGCGCTCGTTAGAGTCCGCGCCGATGGAGCTATCATACTGCCCCGTCGTGGACTTGATGTCGTCTGCCGCGCCCATCTTGGCCTGTATCAGGCCCATCTGGGCTTGCGGCGGGTCCGCGCGCTGCGGCAGCGGCAGCGGGCTACCCGCGCCGTCCGTAACGTCCGGGTTCACCTCAAGATAGGGCCAGTTGTTGACGTTGGCCGTCTTCCACTGGTTCTCGTAGCCCTCAAACTGCCCGCCATAGCCCACAAACGGCGCTTTGGGGGCCAGCGCCAGCATCTCGGCTTCCTGGCTCACCCAGTAGTTATACATGCGCTGCGCGTCCTTGGCGTTGCGCACAAGCCCCGACAGATACAGTTGGCCGTCCACTTCGAACTCATTACCAACGACGCGGACGACCGGAATCCATTTGCCGGCCCAGTCTCTTTCTTCAAGAATCTCGTAGCCGTTAGTTTTGATCCACTTGACCTGTTTACGGTCCACCTGACGGCTGCGCAGCGGGCCGCCGAACTGCCCCCGCAGCATCTTGTCCTGCGGCGAACCGTCAAAAGCCGTCACGTTGTCCGGGTAGAGGTTCAGCGTCGCGGAACGGTGCTCGATATAGAAATATTCCGCGATGCGGATGGTTTCCTCGTTCAGCCACATGCTGAGCGACTGATCGCCAACGCCCATCTGCTGGATAGACGAAATCGGCTGCGCGTCGGGGAACTGGCGCGCATATTCGTCTTTGCTAATGTCTTCCGTAATGAAGCACCACTCAGCGTCGGAGCCGCACGGGTCTTGAACCGTGGGGTCCATGTAGACGCTGAAGCTGTTACGGACGCGGGCAATCTTCAAATCTTGGTCAAAACTGTCTTCTCGACAGTATTCGGTGAGTATCCGAATGTAACCCTCACCGTAGGTTACTTGATTATCGCAGGCGGTGTCATAGGCCACGTCGGCGTCGGACAGATATTCAATATGCCGGACGATGCCGTTGAAGATTTCCGCCACCTGAACGTCA